TACCTTCTTTTCTCTGCCATGCAGCGGTAGCCATTAAACTTTTTTCTTAACTGGTTTTGCAGTTTTAGCTGCTGCTACAAAATTAGCTTTTTTTGGAGCACCTTTGCTTCCGGGTTTTCTCATTGTTTCTCCTGAGCCGGCTGCTATTCTTTTTTTCTTTGCATGTATATTCGCGTATAGTCCTGGTTTTGCCATGTTTTTCCTTTTTTAGTTAATCGTTACACTGGCATCTTTTGCCAAGTATTTTTTCTATTAGGTGTTTTATAAATGTTTTTATTTTTTTCATTATTTTTTCTTTGGTTTTTTTTTCATCATTTTAAAATCCTGAGCGTCTATTTTTCCGTTTTTGTTTTTATCAAGTTTAACTTGACCACCACTTAAAAACCCGGGTTTTTTAATTTGTTTATTATATAATCTATTTGCCATTTTTTGTCTCCTTCCTTATTTTTTTGTTCCTTTAAATATTTGTGTACCCTTTATACCGTAAATACTAGCAACTACAAGTATCCATAAATTTGTAAACCATTTAGGTAATTCTGAGAACATCTCGAAAAATAACTTTACTTTGTCCATTGCTGTAGGGTCATCCGATACCACTGCCCAAGCTAAAATTGCTATAGGCAAACTGAGGATTACTAATACCGCCTCGTCCTTCCAGTCAGAATCTCTTGATTCTAAAAGTTTTCCTTGGTAAGCTTCTTCTCCAGAAGCCATACGAGATGCATGCATAAGCTGTGCATCAGACATTGCCATCTTCGTTTTCTGACGGTTAGCGTAAATTTTACTACCAGCAGAAACGGCTAATTTAATTGCCGAAAACCACATATTAATACCAGGTTATGTCTTTTTGTTTTCTAGCAGCACCAAATCCTTTAACAGGATTTTTATTTCCTGTAGATATAAGATTTTTGCCTCTAATACTAGTTTCAGATCTTGGATCGATAATAACTTTACCTTCTTCCATCTTAACTGGTTTAGCTTTTTTATAATTCATCATATTTTTATCTCCTTGTTGTATTGTTATCTTATTTTTGTGTATTTTTAAAGCTATTTGCCATCATTTGTTTTTCAATTGATGTTTCTGCACGTAAATTTGCTAAATCTTCATTTTGTTCTAGCTTATCTTCAGTTAAATCCTTAGCTTGAACTAATTTTGCTCTATCTAACTCTTCTTTTGCTTCATCTGCTTCTTTTTTACGTTGATTTTCCATTGCTCTAAGGTCAACTTCTCTTGATTTTAGTTTTAATAGAGGATCAGAATCAAGTTGAGACGTAATTTTTTGTTCTTCCTTCATAAAGTCTTCTGTCATCTCTGCAATCAACACTGCTTTTCTTGCTTCTACTTGAATTTGCATTTGTTGCATCTGTCCTTGTACTTGAGGATTGTTTGCTGCTTGTTGTTGCATCATTTGCATTTCTTTAATCTGTTCTCTAAATTCTAATTGAACTTGTTCTTGTGCCATTAGACTTATGTGCTCTAAAATGTTTTTTTGTATTGCTGCCATGATTGGTGGATTATTTTTAACCATGTTAGTTGACATAAAATTTAAATGAGATGTTATATGTGCTTGATGATCTTGACCTCCAAAAGCTTGGAAGGGTTTACCTGTCAATGCATCAATATGTTCTAAGCTTGGATCTTTCGGTGCTTGTGGTGCAGGTGGTGGTAAGACTTGATCAATATCTTTTACACCAAGTGCTTCGTACATTTTTCTGTAGATAGCATACATGTTATGTAATTGAGGATTAGATGTAGCTAACTGTAATTCTGTTTGTGCCAAAGTAATTCTTTGTGACATAGAAAATATATTTGGATCTGCAACAGGTAAAATATCTACTCTGTCGTCAAAGTCTGTTTGTTTAACTGTTCTTTCGCCACCAACAACATCATAAGGATATTCTGGTGGAAGATAAGTTGCAATAATCTTACCTAGTAATTTAAATTCTTTTTTCATAGCAGAATACATTCTTTTATGTATTGCTGACATAACTTTAGAACCTCTTTCAAGAAGTGCCATAGTTGTACCCACTGCTGCTTGTTGATTACCATCTCCTGTTTGTAATTCTGATATTGCTGCAAATCTTTGTCCAGCTTGAACTACAATACCCATTAAAGCTAATAATGTTTGAGATGGTTCTTTGTAAGGTAGCGGATAAAATGCGTCTCTTAGATTTCCACCTGGTGCATCTACATCTTTAAACTCACCTGGTTGAATTGGTGATGCTTCATCTCTAACTCTCACACCTCTTTGTTTAAATCCTGCTGGTAAATTTGATAATGTACCTGCATCTAATAATTGTCTTAATGCTGATGTTGCAGTTCTAGATAACCCACCGATCATGTGAATTAATCCAAATCCATAAAACCCTAATCCTGGTAAAAATTTAAAGTGAACAAAATAATGAATTCTTTGTCTCTTTGGATCGTTAGGTGCATAGTTTCTTCTTATCGAAAGAACTTTAGTGCTATTTTCTTCAATTGTAACAATGTAAGGTAGTTTAATACCAGTTGGTTCTCCTTCTGGATCCATGTCTTCAAAACCTTCTAAGTCTAAATCAACATGACATTCTAATAGTGTAAATATAGGTTGTTGTTTTCCAGATTTAGATACGCCTTCTAATTCTTTTTCTTTAGTTGTGATATCATCCTTTGTTGATTCTCCTGGTGTACCTACTTCTACATCAGAATAAAAACCACCTACTTGTTGTTTACGTAAATCGTTTTCAGAAATTTTAACAATATGAATAATTGCTTCTGCATCATCTAAACTGTTTGCTGTGTACGGAACAATTAAATCGTCTGCAGGTACAAACTTAGAAACAGCTCTACCTAATAAATCATCATAATAAACTTTTTTAAATGTAGAACCTGACAATGGTAAATGAAATAACATAGAATCAAACTCTGATTCATACTCAGACATCTGATCCATGATCTGATAGTTCATAAAATCTTTTACTCTTTGAGCTTGTTGTTCTTTTCCTGGATCTCCTCTACCTAAAACTTGTGCTCTCACAGGTCCGTCTGATGGTAGTAATTCTTTAAAAGCTGTTGCTTGAAATTGTGTAACTGCTTCTGCTAACACAGGGTGTGTTGCACCAGAAGCTCCTTGGAAAGGTTCGTTTCTATTTTCGTATTTAAATCCTAATAAATCTAGTCCTTCAGTATATGTTTTTTCCCATTCTTTTCTGGACATTTTATAGTCCATGTAATTATTTTTAAGTGTGCTACCAATAGGGTCTAAAACATCGTCTGGTAAAATATCTGATAAATTATCAAAGTGAGATTCTGTTGAAGGTTGATTTACTGCTGACGGATCAAAGTCAACGGTTGCTCCACCATCTTCATCTGGAATTATTTCTACGGGTTGTTGTTCTTTTTGTTCTTCCGAAATTTGAACTTCAGTATCTTCCGCGCCAGGAAGATCTACTTGTGTTCTTGTGTTTGGAAGTCCTTTATCTATATCTGCCATTTAATTTCTCCGTGTTCTTCTTATCTTTTTTTATCTCTTTAATCAACCCTTGTGAATTAGGTCCTTTTAGAGGAGGTATTTCATTTAATTTAACATACTTCATATTTTTAATTAAATTTGGATTTTTCATTTGTTTCCTTTTTCTGTCTTGTATGTTATTCTATTTAGAGTGTCTTTAAACATATCGTCTCTTTTAAGAAGATTAATTTCTGCGGGGTCTTTTAAAATTTTTTTTAACCCACTTTGACCAAGTCCTGATGGATTAAGTCCCATTTCTTCTAATTCTTTTAAGTTGTATTTTTTACCGTCTTTAGATAACAACTCAAGTATCTCATCAATAGAGTTTAAACCAACTTCACTATCCATATCGCCATCAGGATTAGCGGGTCTACCCGTAGCTTCTTCATACTCATCTAATGTTTTAACTGCTTTCCCGTCTTTGCCTTGTATTGTTTCACCAGGTTTGTAAAAAATTTCTTCTTGACTATCTATTGTGTCGTATATTTGTGTTTCACCAAGATCATCCGTACCAGAACCCACTCCTTCGTTTGTTTTATTAATTTTTATTTCTCCAGTAGAAAGGTCTTCAACCATTGTATATCCTTTGTAATCATAAACTTTTTGTCGCTCAAGTGTTGCAGCTTTATCTGAAACATCATTTCCTGATTTTCTAATTAAACTTACAAAGTCAAAAAAGTACTGTGGTGTCCCACCTGCAGTTACTATTTTAGCAGGAACTTTAGAAGCTACTTTAGCTGTTGTAGTTAATAAACTATCTAAACCTAAAACTTTTGCTAAACCAATCATTCCTCCTACTGCAACTGTTTTATTAAAATCTCTTCTAGATTCACCAGCGGCACTTATTTTTTCTTCCATTTGTGCTTTAATTTTAGGAAAGTTTTTGCCTGAGATTTTTTGAAGTTCTTTTATTCCGGATTTAGTTAATTTCCCAGCAGCAGTAAAATATCCAATCGCGGTTGCTGGACCAAGAAGTTCTGTTCCAAGTTCTAACATATCTCCATAATATTTTTGAGATCCTGTAGCTTTAGCATCACTTTCATCAATCATTTTTTGTAGTCCAATTTTTTCAATTAGTGCTTCAGTAGCTTTAGGCTGCATGTTCTCTGCAAATCTTCCAAGTGCATTTTTTTGACCTTTTATTAAATCACTAGCAAAGGATCCTCCTGCTGGAATTAATCTTGTAGCATATTCAGGAAGTTTCATTGCTCCTGAAACAATTTTTTGTGCATAGCCTGCGAATGCTTTAGGATTAATTATTTCATTAAAATTTTTAATTGGATTAAAAGGTATGTTTTCATTTTCTCGTGCGGCCATGGTCATTTTTAAAAAATCTGAATCTGGATTGGGTGAGCCCTCAGAAAAATTAACTCGGCCACCTTCCGCTGCCATATATTGATCATCTATTTCTGGGATGTCCATAGGCAACATTGTTTCGGTTTC